ATGGCGGGTTATTTGTCCTGGTTATTCCCCCGTTGTAAAATCTCTCCTAAACTTAACGGTACGGCACCACACTTCGGGGATGAAATGTTCGCGCTGGTACTTTTTGTTTGCTACCTGGATGGCGGTTGTGAAGATATCGTTGTGGATGTCTACAACACGGAACAGCAGTGTCTTTATTCTATGAGCGATCAACGGATCCGCCATGGCGGTTGTTTTCCGATTGAGGATTTTATAGATGGTTTCTGGCGACCTGCACAGGAGTATGGTGATTTTTAATTATTGCAATTGCACAAGAGTCAGTTCGCCCCCAAAGACAGCACCTGTATCAATATAATGCAGGTTGCCAATATCCACGCGATGGCGCAACGGTGTATGACCAAACCAGAAATGATCAGCACCTGTAATTCCCTGCCCTTTTTGGCGTTCACCTAATCGCGAGCGGCTCCACAAGACCTGATGCAAATCAACGTCCTTTTGCCATTCATAAACATCATCTGGATAATCGGCATGAGCAATAACATGTTTGCCGGTGCGACTATGTACTTCAAGAATAAAGGGCAAATGCTGACATTTTTCCAGCGCCGTTTTCGCTTGTTTCTGTTGATTATCTGCCAGCGCAATAAACCAGTCGCCGCCATTCATCAACCACAAAGACATCTGCTGGGATGCCAGCGCATCCATCGCCATCTGTTCATGATTGCCTCTTACCGCACAAACCCAATGTTGTTCCAGTAACTGCAGACAACGTAAACTTTGCGGCCCACGATCGATAACGTCTCCCACTGAGATAAGTAAATCTCGCCACGGATCAAAACGACAATGCCATAATTTGCGGCGCAACTGCTCAAGACAACCGTGTATATCGCCAGAAAGCCAGATATGTCGCCATTGATGACCCGCAATTCTCTGATAAACGGGCGCAGGCTGTTTCATCAATATTTTCCTCCCGCGCTAAAGATCACATAATCTTAACAAGAATGTTAAAAAACGCTGGACTCAGACAGTAGAGTGTGTGTTATGGTTGACTATAAAGTCAGCGAAGGAAATGCTTCTGGCTTTTAACAGATAAAAAGAGACCGAACACGATTCCTGTTTTCGTCAACAAACAAGAAAATCATTTAAAATTAATGTGTTAAACAAAATCACGTTCATCTTTTAATCCCAAACACGTACCATTGCATATTAATACATTCAATTAGTTACCATTTTTTTCGAGTTTTTTAGAGAAATTTTCGGGACTATTTCAGGTCAATCCATGCAGACACAAGCAATCCCTGTATTGAATAATTCCGTAGCAATTACGTAAAATCATCTCCGGCTGATTTTCATTCAAACTCGCGCTATCGAACGTCCATCAGCCAGCCGTGGCACGTTCTTGCATACGACGTGCTGCGGTTTCATTTATCTCCGACCGGAAACTTCTTATACAAAGTCGATACGCCAACATCATAGATGATCGCCACCTTCTGGCGAGGAACTCCTGATGTAATTAATCGTCCGGCCTGTGCCCATTGTTCTGGTGAAAGTTTGGGACGGCGACCGCCAATTCGTCCCTGTGCGCGAGCAGCTTCCAGTCCAGCTTTTGTTCGTTCAACAATCAGTTCACGCTCCATTTCAGCCAGGGCACCCATCACATGGAAGAAAAAGCGCCCCATTGGGGTACTGGTATCAATTGAATCCGTCAGACTACGAAAGTTGATGCCTCGTTCGCGCAACTCCTCCACCAGCACGACAAGATGCCGCATACTGCGCCCCAGTCGGTCCAGTTTCCAGACCACCAGCGTATCACCTGCCGATAATGTCCTGAGCAGTTTTTTCAGTCCCGGCCTTTCGGACTTTGTACCGCTTATCTTGTCTTCAAAAATCAGCTCGCATCCTGCACAGTTCAGCGCATTACGTTGTAGATCTGTGTTCTGGTCATTTGTTGACACACGTACATAGCCAATAAGCATGGTAGCTCTCCCTGACAAAAGCAGGAATGATGCCATTTGCTCGTTATTTCTGTATTTTCATAAACGTTGGTTTGGGAGAAGCGGCGAAAAGGGATGTGGGTACAGGAGAAAATCAGATACCGGATATGTCAGCCTGGAAAAGAAATCCGAGTTCTAATCGCTGGAGAAAATTGCCTGATGGAACCATCATTCAAATGGGAATATCAGCATCAGGGCCATTAGGCTCACCTGTAAATATCACCCTGCCGATATCTTTCAGCAATACCAATTATTGTGTTGTTGCATCGTACGATAATGCACGGTCAGGTGTGTCAACAATGGTTAGTTTTGCAGCATTACCTGTTTCACCATCGCAATTTTCCCTGATGTCATCTGTGACTGAGCAAGGAGTAAATCCTTTTGCTTGCTGGATTGCTTTTGGAGATTGATAAATGGACAGATACTTCTATTCACAAAAAGAAAATGGTTTTTTTACCGATTTAAATAAAGCACCTTCAGATGCTGTTGAGATAACCACGGATGAATGGCTGTCACTACTGGATGGTCAGGATAATGGCATGAAAATAGTCAGCAATCAGGAGGGATATCCGGTTTTGACAGAGCAACCACCTTTATCAAAAGAAAACCTTATTGCATTGGCAGAGTTGAAAAAAGGAAAACTTATTAATGAAGCCAACGAGCACATGAACAGCAGGCAATGGCCTGGTAAAGCGGCTATTGGTCGTCTGAAAGGTGAGGAACTGGCGCAATATAATTTATGGCTGGATTATCTGGACGCACTGGAACTGGTTGATACCTCCAGTGCGCCAGATATTGAATGGCCTACGCCTCCGGCAGTTCAGGCCAGATGACATCCGGCGCGGTGCTGGTATCTGTTGCCGTCACCGCGTCAATGTAATCCAGCACGGCGTTAAGTCGGGTTGTTTCTGCCTGCGTCAACTTCCGTCCGGCCTGTAATTTCAGCTGAATCAGACTAATGGAAGCCATTGCTGCATTAATCAGTGACTGGCGCTGTGCTTCTGCCGCGTCTAGTGCGGCGCTATGCTGTGCCTCGGTATCCGTCACCCATTTCTCACCATCCCATTTATCGTATGGCGTTAATGGGGCGATAGTGGTTGTATTTTCAGGGTAATCACCCGGAACTGTGATTTCTTTGGTATCTCCCGTTTCGGTACTATAGACAACTTCACCGCGATGGTCTGGCACATATTCCCATGAATTTAAATCTACAGAGCGACAGATTGCATAACCAGCTTTATGTGTACCTGGTGCATCCAGACAGGAACATGCCGGGATACCGACGCCGACAGCGAGATATTCAGTTGATGTAGAAATATATTCCCGCGTTTCGCCATCATAGTTATGTACGATGATTTCCCCATCATTTAAAGCGTAACCGTCTTTTCCCAAAATAGCCTGTTCCATTTATGCAGCCCTCACAATGTAGTTAAATGCAATGTTTCTCGGGCTACCATCACCGGCACCGGAACTAACATGGTTGGTTCTATCCATTCTTTTACTATCATTTGTTGTTCCGTGCCCATCCTTCCACGAATACAATAACCCACCGTCGCCAACGCTCAACTGTACGGAAAACACGGATGCAGGATTCTTCCCAACATCACTAGCCCAAAGGTTGTCGCCGGTCCAACCAGACATTTCATGGTTATGTTCAAGGATAGATGCTGTCTGACTTGAAAGCAGCAACCTCGCTGAATCAACACCTCGCCCATCATCCCACCCGCGAATAAACTCACCGCGCAAATCCGGTAATTTTAACTTTGGGTAAGCCTTTGCCAGTTTTGGGTACTCTTCGGCAGAAAAAGGTGCACCGTTGCATTTCAGCCAGCCTGTTGGTGGTGTGGCTGAAGGCCACGGAACAGGCACACCAACAGGTAATGCAGAGCCTTCTCCCAAACCAAGGTTTTCGAGAGCTGTTTTCACCGTGCCATCCGATTTGATATCGACAAATGGATTTTTGCGGCTCAGGTATTCAACAGCAAACCCCGATCCCAGCAATTCAACAAAACCGGGCAGATCACCATTATCAAGCACATCCCGTTGCGTTTTGTCACTTACAAACTGGGCCAGAGCTGCAGCAATAAAGCTGGCCTGTCGAATGGCTTTGTTCACCTGCGCACTGGATGCTTTCCCTGCTGTAAATCCGGATAAAAGCGCAGGCAACGCTTCCCATTCCTCCTGCGACATAACATTGGCATTTCGATCAGTTGCAAACGCTTTAAAGTCATTTTTCGCCATCAGAGTAATACTCCCCATGCTCCTACATCAAAACCACTGATGAATTCGTTATCCATATCAAAACCAAAAAATTTTGAGCCTTCCGATGGGGTTTCCACCGAAGGAGTTTCAATGCCCCCCGCCCATACCCCGGCGGCTTTTACTGTGAGATACCCCTGTTTAATTGCCGCAATTAACTCACGCGATACATCTGAAATATCAGTATCAGGAAAGACCCAGACCGATATCGTCATGTCCTGGTTATCGACTATCTGCATTCGCAGCCCGGATCCTGCTGTTGCCGCGTCAAGAATTGCCGGAAGCGAATCATTCCGTCCGTCCCAGTTATTAATCGCAATCTTCGCTTTAAGGATGACACGATAAGTTTCATCGCTGAGGTACATGTATCCGGAATCAGGATCGTATGGTCCCTGCCATACACCCTGATCATATCCAAGCCCGTCGGTATCCCAGCTGAAATAAACACCTGAGATAGGCTGGCTGACAACACGGCTACGTCCGATCCACAATCCCAGAATGTCAAGTTGCACACCAACCGCAGAGTCAATATCAAATGCAGTAATCAGCCCTCTGGTGGCCGCCGCAACATCAATAAGCGGCCGGGTCATCAGATCAACATGTGCAAGAAATTTAGGTTTGGTGGCGTGGTAGTTTGTGATTAGTTCGGTGTATTTGCTCATGACTCCACCGTTATAACGATATTTTCCGGGGTACAGGACGCAGATTCGTTGTATCTGATATCAATGTTTGATGACGACAAAGCCCCCGGGGATTTCCCAATCGTCAGTTCCTGAATATCGTAATGGCGTGCATTCCCGCCACTCACCACGCCAAGATTCGCCGGTGAGTAAATGCGACTTAAAAGGACCGAATCACCAATCATCAGACTATTGATATAGTCGGAAATAGCCTGCTGGATCTGCTGCCCTATCTGTGAGGTATAACCCGTAAAAACTTTTAATTTAATCCGGGCATAAACAGGCACATCACTGGAACGCGAGAATTTGATTACATGGGGATTGCCGTATTTATCCGGAACCGTAACGGATGTTGTACCGTGAGTGGCTGTCCCCTGGCCTTTATTCCCTCTGATAGCCTGAGCAATATCCATCACATCACCGCCATCCACAATTACAGCAACAGAGTGTGGCGGTAACCCGTTACCGTCCTCCGAACCAGTATCGTTTTCATAGAGTTTGTGGCGGGTTACACCGGTAACATTAGAAACAGCACCATCCAGTGCTTCAAATGGGGTTATTGATGGCAACGCAACACTTTGCGACTGGCGGATACGTAACTCCGCATCAGTTTCTGCCGGAGAGCCAACAGTAGCCGCAGCAGGATTAGTTACCGAAACCCAGCCACGGGTTGGCGTATTAATTTCAGTGATAGTTCCAGCCAGCGCCGCCACTGCACCACTGACGGAACATGTTGCGGTCGCCATCACTGTACCATCCACGCCGACCACCACTGAAGCAGGCAAACGCCATATCACACTATTACTGTCTTTCACGCTGCCATTAATGATGGTTGTTCCGGCAGTTCCTGTAAGAAGCAAATCAACCGTAGAATTCGTCGCGCCTTTACGTGAAATACCATTTATTTTCACGTTACTGGTCAGTGCGGCCCCATAGCCGGTTGCCGGTGAAAAACAGTTGTAGACAGTTATCGCAGTATTATTGGCATCATGAATCGCCAGCGCCATCAGAGCCACCATCTGGCCGTCTTTACTATCCGGTTCGAGGTAGGCATCACTGCCATAAATCTGCTGAAAATAGCTAATCAGGGTGCTGAGTATCGTCTGATAATCAGGCGCACTGATCCCCTCCGCGGTTACCTTTGCAGATAAACCGAGAGAATCAAGGTTCAGAGCCATTACGCCTCCGATTTAACAGTCGTTATTCCATAGAGAGTGTCGATTTCAGCGGAAAACATGACACGTCGGGTCGTGGTATCCACCGTCGTATTGAAAGAGAGGATTGATTTAACGCCCCGCGTTTCGAGGATGCGCTTACGGATCGCCAGGTTGTAGGTTTCCGGCTTCTGCTTACCGAGCACAGACTGGATCCACGGGGTCCCTTCGGTGGTGTCGAGAAACCATTGCCCATACCACAATTCAAATCGCGTTTTTACCGCCTGCGCCACGGCCTCCGGTGAGTTAATCAGCCAGGTGTCATCACCGCTGCCAAAGGTGTAATCGCCATCGGCGTCTTCACGTCTGTATCGCATCAGTTTACCCTATCGGTATTGCTTCCACCGCGCTGAACACCGCCATGAGTGTGCGTATCATCGATTGGCTTGCCGTTAGCCTTCACGCTCCCCAAAAACTCAACAGCACCAGTGATTTTTGAAGCCACACCAGAAACCACAGACCCCACCATGCCCCCCATCCAGGTTAACAGGCCATGAATGGTTACTTTCTCAGAAAAATCAGCCAGAGGGGCAACCACATCAAGGCCCCCCGGAGCGACAATTTTAATTTTCCTGGTATCAGGATTAAGCTCAAAATAGGTGCTGCCGTCATCACTACGCAACTGTGTGGCACTGGTATTAATACCGCTAATCTTCCTTGCCTGCGACTGGGGACCGACAATACAAAACGCATCCGATAAATCATGCATTCTGTCATCGACCGGCTCCTGTATCCCGCCACTCTGCCACCAGAAATCAATACAACGATCGGCAAAAATCACCAAACATTCATCACCGGCTTTAACTGGAAACGTTAGCGTACAGCCTCCGCCACGCGGGAATACCACTGGCACATCCACCAGCAATGGGTAATTTTTGGTAATGCGGTTGCCGTCGTTATCAATTTCAACGTAACGGATAGCAGGCTGTACAACCGCCGTCACCGCATCAGGAGCGAATGACTGAACAATGCCAGGCAAGGCGACACGGATCTGGTTCTTTGTTGTTTCCCGTTCAGATTTAAATGTTTCGGCAAGGTCGCCGCTGCGGGTCTGGTCAGATACTGCCATTTAGTAGGCTCCAGAAAGCAAAAAACCCGCCAAGTGGCGGGTTTGAATTTTGAGAAATTTCAGCTTATGCAGTTAACGAGTCATCACCAATCTTCAGTAATTGATTAACGATTGCATCGACCTCTTCCGCATCCAGAATTACACTTCTCGCGGTAATCCGGTTGATTTTCCGCTCAAGCTTGTAATCAGAATTAACACGTTGGGCATGCGTCATTTTCAGTTTAACGCCGATTTTCTTTACTGCGTTAACATCAACATCGTTAAGTGCAGCTGCCTCACCACTACAAAAGGCCGTATAGACTCGCATGTGAACTCCACCTTTTAGTTTTTCACCATCTTGTGTAGCGGTCGGTACCAGATTGTTGGTGATCCGTAAGGCGGAATGGTACATACCATAGTATGCTCGGCTAATAGCATTTCTCGTCCACATCTCACCGTTTAGAGCCAGGGAATGCTTAGCCAATTCAAGAAAACAGGTATGCTCAACCGACATTAGAGTTCCCCGGCTTCAAAGCATCCGACGCATTCTGAATCCGCAAGCCCCGCAATAATAATCTCATCAGCCAAGGCATTATTCATCTGCGAAAGAAGCACTGGATCGTCTGTTTTGACTTCAACGAACAGCGTATCAAGTTCTGACATTACATAAAAAGCATGAGCGCCAGCAAGACGAGCGCGGTACTTTTCTGCAACGTTCATCATGAGCCGCCCAATAGTTTTTAGCTCCTGAGCATGATCTTTTTGGGTATGCAGATAATTGAGCGTGTCATACCATTTGCCCATATCTTCAGGGCGCGGTACTTCCATTGCAGTTAGCATCGGCATCACCTTTTCAAGCAAATCGATATCAACCCAGTATGCAGAAATTGTAGCAACCTCAGCCAATATCGTTGGATTAAGTGAATCAGATGCTTTCTGAATCATCACATACTGGCGAGCATGCAAACCTAAGTTACGCAGCGCAATCGTATAGTTACAAAAAGAAACTGGATCGTTAGGCGCTATTCTCAACCCCCGCTCACAGAGTGAACATCCTTCATCTATTTCACCAAGAACAAGCTTAGCTAAGCCTTCAATTGATAGCCCCTGATAACGTTCAGGTAGTTTCTTCGCTTCACGAATGATTCGATGGATTTCAAACTCACTCAGAAGGTTTTCACCCTTAGTTAATGAAGGAGTCAGAAGATCTAACAGTTCTCCTGATTTTGGCTGCGCTAAACTCATGTTTTAGTTATTCCTGGCTTTAATGAAGTAGCATATCGATGGCAATCCACCATCAAAAAGTCAGTGCAGTGTAATCGCTCGTCTCAAAAAACAACAGTTTTTAGAGCACATTTTGTTGTTTTTCAGGCGTTACGAATTTCAGGTTACCTTCACCCAGCCACTTTTTTACAAGGGAAAGATCCGATGATTTTCGGCGCATCCATGCTGTTCTGCAGAAGCTGGACATTCAGGAATCGCGTTTCGGTACCAGGGCGACGAATGTATTCAAAGCCGTAGTTGTTACCGTCTTTGGCAGGCATAAGCCCCATGTCTACTTTCAAACCATTGGTACCCAGTTCGGTGATTTTTTGAGAGGTAACTCTTTCACCGTTGATAGTCGATAACTCGCCCTGGTTTGCAACCATAGTGTAGCCACCGCATTTAACCGTGAAGCCATCCGCCCACGCGCTGCACGCAGAAAAGACAGCTAACAGAAAAATAATACCCCTCATTGCTCATCCCCTTTGCAAAGCCGATCGCGTATACAGATCCGCCGCGCCACGCGCTTCGCACATCATATCCATGTACCACGCCTGGCCCCTTGTGTCGCCAGTGTACATAATCCCGCGCACAATATAAACGCCATCCGTTGCGATGCTGGCAGGCTGCGATGTGGTGCCGCTTAGCGTGATATTTCCATCCGTGTTCTGGTCGGTGATCTGACCACCAGCCATCGCAATATCGTTGTTCGACAAGGCGGTACGATACACGGAAGCCTGATCCAGCTGAATAAGTCCGTTAACCCGGATGTTCGGATTAATAAGCGCGCGGACGTTTACGCCGTTACCGATAGTCTGCTGCGGCATGCCAATAAGCCCGGTAGCGCTGTTGAGCACAATCGCTTCATGAACATATTCGTTATTCGCCACCATCTGGCGCTGACCATCCACGAATTGCCATGTTGCGCCACATTGCCCGGCTACGTTATCCATTAGATGCCGCGTCATGCCAAAGAGTACCCGCCCCCGGGGGAATACAGTAGCAGGCATTTCAGGCGTCAGGCCTTCGGTCGCGCCTTTGGCTTCGAAGTCTTTCATCAGCGCACGGTTTACATCAGCGACCGTGTAACCGGCAGCCAGCGTCTGTGAGGTTATACTGGTGGCAAAAGCCAGATCAGTATCTGCTGCCTGAATCAGGACGTAGGAATCAACCGGACTGTCTTTTCCTGTAACCGAGTAGCGAATTTCACCGCTGAAAATCAGTCCGTAGTTGCGACCATCACTCTGGCCCACGTCCGCCGCGTCAACTTCCCGCACTGTCCCGACGTCGCTTGCTGACACCTCCGGCGCGATACCGTCGTAACCGGCAATCAGACGCACTTTCGAAAACTCCTGCCCGGTAATTCGGTTCACAGTATCTGCCGAGAGGTTATAAATTTTGATAGTCCCTACCCGGGACGCGCTGCTGATGTTGAACCAGTCGATCGTAAAGGTGACTTTGAAATCACTTAGCTCAATTCCCTGACCGTTCCCGTCCACAAGCTGCAGCTCGAAATGTCTCATCCAGTTCTGTGACATGCTTACTCCGTTGATACCAGTAAATGGCTGCGACCGCCCAGGTCAGTTTTTGTGGGGTAATCCTGTGTGTTGTCATCACAGACCACCACCAGCTTAAAACCAAGCCCCATACAGGCGTACTGCGCCAGCAGGTCAGCACCAGTGACGAGAGGAATACCGGAGATTACCGGCTCCCCTCTGTCGTTCTGCAGGTCCATAATCCAGTACAGATCGCGCCATATGATGCTAATCCGCCAGGTGACACCACCCAGGACGATGCAGAACTGCTGGTTGTCCGCTGTCAGCGGAATTTCCTGAATTGTCATTAGCCGCCCCCCAGTAATGACGCCACGTTACCCGTGATGCTTTTCAGCAGTGAAGTATCTGGAGGCTTTGTGGTTTTGTTGCCGCTGTTCTGTACCGCCGACGTGCTGGCCCCTTCCTTCATGTTGGTTTTATCCGCGACGGTAATCTGCTGTGTCCGGGAGATAATGACCTCCCTCAGGGTGAGGACGGCGGACAGGACGTTTTCGGTTGTCTTGTCCGTCGTCACTTCCAGCGCCCGGATCAACATGTTGCTGTACAGCCGTTTACCGGTTACCACATCGAAGGGGATACGGCTTTCCTGCAGATCCAGTAGCTCCTGATACGTCTGCTGAGGACTCAGGCCGAGCAGGCTGGTAGCCGTCAGATTACTGGCAAAATCCAGCAATGCGCCGCCACCGGCGAAACCAACCTCCATCACCACTTCTGACGGTTTTTTATAGGCATGATCAGCGACAGCGGCCCCGACCTCTACCGGATGCTCTGTTATTTCAAGCATATCTGTATGCTTCTCTGAAATAACAACACTGGGAACAATCATTCCTATTTTTCTGCTCTGCTGATGAAAAAGTGTAGAGAGAATATCCACTAACCCACCCTCACCTGATTACTTCGCATGACCTGAGCATTTGCAGACTGTTGCCGACGTGCAACCTCATTACCGACAGCGTGCGGATCTCCGCCACCGTAAATGTGGTAGGTATTTTGCTGGTTAACCTCTGTCACTTTGCCACTAATTCCCGCCACGGCAGCCTTATTAATCAGCTCTCGAGAATAGATATTTCTTCCATTTTCATGCTGGATAATGCTGCTCATCAATGCTGACATGGTTTGCGGATCGCTCATATTCAGGGCAGCCCGGGGATCCACTCCCAGTCGTTGCGATACAGCCCTGATATACGCAGTTGTGTTGTTATTATCAGACGCAGGTGCCCAGGTAGAGATAATTTTCTCCACACTGTTTATTCCCCGTCCGGCGTACAGCATTAACTGACGAGCAAGAGCCCGTAATCCATCAAAAGCAGTTTCAAATCTGGCAAATCGCCCGCCCGGGCGTTCAAGAGAAGCCCCTGCCTGACCAGCAAAATTAAGGTTTCCCGGATTGTTATTCCGTTCTCCTCGTTTCGTAGCCTGTGCATATTGTTCCGGCTCATCATCACCAAACCAGCCGCGTACCGTCCGGCCCACACTGCGGGGATCGAATCCCCAGTGCTCTTTAATCCAGTCGGCAGTACTGTTAGCGCTGTCTGTAACCATCGGCATCGCTGACGGATTTTCGCTGCCCTGATTAAGTATCTGTTTGCCGATGCTGACGGCATCAGCCCAGCGGCCATCTTTGATAGCGTTGAGCAGGTCGGCGATCATGTTCAGCATTTTGCTGAATTCGCCCATCTGGTCGATGAAGTTGCTGAAATCCCACTTCAGGGACCATGATTTGGGGTCAATATTGAGCAGTTTCGCCAGCGCTTTCGCCAGTTCATTAACAGACCCTTTCAGGTCACGAACCATCTTCAGCGCGGCATCGACCTCCGGCTTCCACTTGCCCCAGTCAATCAGGCTGTCGCCGCCTTCCTTCCAGGTCTGATAGTCCTCCCACAGAAGGGCAATCCCCGCCGCCAGCGCGGTAATGAGGCCAATCGGCGACATCCAGAACGTACTGTTCAGAATGCGCAGCGCAATCGTCAGCGCGCCAAACAGCGAGATGAGCTCCCGCGTTTGCTTATCCAGCGATTGCCACCAGGTGATGAGGCCTGATGTTCCTTCAATCAGTCTGAAGAACAGCCGCCCGATAATATCCCCGAGCGCCAGAATGCCTTTTATGGCTTTCGTCAGGGTCTGCTCGATACGCGGGAAGTTGTCCAGGATATGGCGGCGCAGAGTGTCCAGCGAACCCGCAAGCCCACCCGCAAGATTAGAGCCGATTTTGTCACGGGCCATGCCTGCCATCGCGCCAAACTCACGCAGGGAGGTCATAAATTTGTTGGAGCTTCTGGCCGCCTCGTCAGCATTGAAGCCGATAGCTTTCGCCATTGCGCTGTACTGCCCGGAGAAACCACCCACACCCCGGCGCATAGCCATCAGGGTATTTTCGTCAATGCCCAGCATCTGCGCATACTGGTTAGCCCGGTAATACGGCATGCTGCTGAGTTTCTGTCCAACGCCCGTAAAGATAGCAGCCATGTCACGCATGTTACCGCTGGCATCACGGGTCTGTACGCCCAGGCGATTCAGAAAGCCTTCTGCTCCGGGATTGTTACGAATAAACCGGGAGAGGCTTTCCAGAGAAGATCGCACAGCGTCCACACTGCCGCCAACCTGCGAAACCGCATAGCCAATAGACTGAATTCCCTGGACCGTCGCGCCGGTGCGCTGTGACGCCCAGTAAAGATTATCCAGGCCGGAGGCGATCTTAGCCGTGAAGGCCACCACGGACAGCGCAGCTCCTTCAACAGCCAGCCCCATTTTGATGACATTTGCAGTTGTACCGGCGAGGACAGAACCGAACTTTTTCGCTCCTGCATCATCCACACTGAAGCCAAGCGAGACGAGGAAATCTTTAATAGTTTCAGCGTTCATTATCCTCTCTCCATTTCTCAATGCGCCGCTGGTTATCCGCTTTTACCGCCAGATGGTCATTCAAGAGAGCAATGTCGTACAAATCGACAGAGCCATCTTTAAGTGCTGTATAAGGAATTAACCCGGCGTCAACCGGATTGAGAAGGTAGGACAGCCCGTCCGGCAGGCTGTTAAACGTCAGCCCTGTTGCAGGCTCTGCGTCGTGCTGGTAAGGGGTGTAGGCAAAAAATTTCCCAGCGAATCGGCGACCACCCGCGCCACCAGATGCAGCATGACCAGCAAGTCAATATCATCAAACATCAGTTCGCCCTGGGTAAATACCGGAACCCATCCGTCCATATGACGCCGCGATACCACCGCAAGACAGGGATGAATAATCGCACTGGTGTCATCTTCGGTCAGGGAAGACAGTTCCTCAGCGATACGCGGGAGCATGGTTTCAAACACCGGTTTTAACTGCTCGAATTTCACGGTGTCGATTTTGCCATCAGCAGGCAAACGGGAGCGAATGCTCCCGAAATCTGACATCATTCCTGCCAGCACCGGCAGAAGTTTGCGGGACACTTTCAGCTGATCAAAAACGCTGAGTTTTGCCGCGCGATATTTCACGCCTTTGATTTCGAATTCCATGTATTAAAACTCCCCGAGAACCTGGTCAATCTTGCCGCAGTCAAACACCCACGGCATCGTATTACCGGTTTTAGCGTTGGCATTATCCGGTTGTTTCTGGAACGCAACACTGCGTGCCGTGATGATGTCGCCGCTGACCTTGTTTCGGATCACAATAACGTTATTCCCCCATGTGGCAGAAGACTGGCTCTGTGCGTTATACGCCAGCGACAATTTTTTATTTGTCGGTGATGTCTTCAGAAGGTTAACGGTAATCGTCCCGCTTTTATCTGCATGGAGACTGTGCATCACTTCGCCATCAGAACCGATGGTCATGGTGTTTTTAGGACCGCCCATCGCAACCACAATCCCCTCTTCAGAACTTGCAGAACCGTACCCGAGGTCAATCGAACCGGTCGGCCCGGTCAGCGTCGCAGTAACATCCATAAAAGAATAGGTAGACATTCACTTCCCCTTAGCGAACAACGTTAATCTGTACGTCAGCGTAATGAACCGCGCCTGCAAGTTTTATTGCAGCCTGAATCACCGGAGCCTTACGGGCTTCACGTTCTGATTGTGCCTGTTCATCCAGCGGCTGGGCGTATACGTAATAACCTTTGGGCAGTGTGTCACCTGATGACAACTGACCAAGGTCGCCCCCGTTCCATACGCCCGGAGCAATCAGTCCATTCTGAACGGCCTGATCCAGTGATTTTTCAACATTTGATAACAGTCGGGTAATACCGGCTTCAGTCTGGGGAACTTTCGTGGTGCTGGTATAAAGCAGGTTATAGAGGTTGGTCTGCACATAATTCTGTAACCAGTCCAGGCCGTGGCGTTCATCAAAGAAATCGCCGTTAGCCATCACTCCCTGCTGGAGGATAGCTGTATCATTCTGGTAGTACACGAACACATTGCAGTTTTTTGCATCAAGTGCCGATGCCTGGCTGACTGTCAGTGTTTCATACCCGACACCCGGCTCCTGCTTAAACTTGAGCGTAATCGCGGTATTACTGCCATTGAAATTAACCGTGAATGCCCGGCCAAATGCAGATAACGCAGCGTATTTATTACCCGATGAATATTGAATAAAACTGCGTGAATATCCGGCGGTTTTCAGTTTTGATGCCAAATCATCGCTGGATGCAGTCTGCAGGCATTTCTCATCGCTTGTCGTAATCGCCAGAATACGGCTTACAGAAGAGGATTCGATCGCCGCAGCCACTTTCAGCCAGTCTGCATCCGGAATATCTTCATCGTCTGCAATCCCCAGCCCATACCATGAAGTATAATCGAGCATGGCATTCACAGCCTGATCCAGCGTCTCAGGCGTGGCCTGTTCGCTGTCTCCCTTCGTTTTCACCCAACGACCAACAAAAACCTCCTGAGGTTTCGGTGATTGTGAGAAAAACACCTGCGCAGCCTTATATTCTGGTGATTCCACGCCAAAATCTTTTCCAATATCTTCCGCGGCAGAATAACGGCGAATGCGCTCACTTACCGGAATGATTGTGGACGGGCCGAGAATGAGTAATGCACCAAAATTTCGCCCTGATGCTGCACGCGGCGACATGATCACATCAACATTAACAACGTTTGATACAGGCAAGCCCTGTGCCATAGCTTAATCTCCGAAAAAGATGACTGGTGCTTCCACCAGCGATTTAATACCGTACTCGCGCACAACCTTCCGGCGCAGACGCACCGTCATATCGTAGCGGCGGACCCATTGCTGATTAATAAGTTCAGGGAAGGGCGTCAGACCTGTGTAATCGCCAAGAGACAGCCCCAGCGCATTCAGTGCTGCGTTGTTCTGCGGTACAGATATACCGTCACGAAACCGGGACGCATACACCATCCCCGCCGGACCATAAAACGAAGCCATACACTCAATCGTTTCATGCCGCCAGAGCTGAGAGCCATCATCGGTCTGTCTGGTGAATGCCGGACTGTCATCACCTGACCATCCGATAACCCCAAACGCACACCAGTTCGTTTCAACCGGTAGCAGTGGCGGCTGCTCTTTCTGCCAGCGCGGACGAACCATCCCGGCAGACAGACCGGAAACGTTACGCATCCACTGGCTTAACAGCCTGTCGAGCGCTTCGTCATAATCCGGATCGCCACTGGTTGGTATTAACCATCCGCGCTCTGTGCTGGTGTTATTGCTCAACCGGAATTCCCCCATCAAACGGCAGCAACTCACAATGCGCCTGAACGAATCCGGCACCATACGCTGTATATGGGTCGACGAAAGTCACACGATAATCACGGCCCTGATACGTCACGATATCGGCATCACGGCCAGTCTGTCCCTGCGTCAGTCGCTCAGTCGTCACAATCAGAATTGCACCGCTGATTACCTGCCCTGCCTGCATACGGCGGTTTTCCAGAGAGCGATCAACAGTTACGACTCCGGCAAACTGCTTTTTAACTTCGCTGTCGCTGCCGATCCCGTCCTCATCCACCGTTTGCACTCGGCGTGTTACCCACAAATTGAAGTCGCAAAAATCGGGGTCAAAAAGCACATCTGTTACATCAAGAGTCGGCATCTTTATCCCTCACTACATGGGTAATAGCTTTGCGATATTGCCCGGTGTCAATTAATGGTTTCGCCAGATCGGTTCCGGGAGATTCGCCAGCAGCACGCCGGGCAAGTTCCAGTGTTGCCCCCTTGCGCCCCCGACGAGCCCGGGCTTCAACAGTACTGTCAGCAAGCGGCGTAAAGCCGGTAATGGTCATGTAACGCCTGACACCATTAACGGCCAGCGTTCCGGCACGGTTGAGCGCTCTTTCCGCACCCGACGCATTACCATCAAGCGCAGCCTGCGCCGCGGCTTTGAGCTGCGGCACCGTCTGCTCTTCTGCCGATTTAACGCCGGGGGCCAGGTGAGGTCGTGGCGGGATGTTCTGCTCTGGTGAGCCGTATTCGTTGAGGTAACCGATGCCCGCATTACCAAACGGAACATCATCCCGCTCGCTGTCTTCCGAAGGGATGCCGACCAGCACATCTTTTTTGGTTAACGACCTGAGCGCATCCAGAATGGCCTTAGCGTTATCCACCCTCGTTGTTACACCGCTTTTGAAACTCATAGCTGGCGACCGCCTGCACCGAACATCGTGATCAACTGATAAAATTCAGCGCCATATCGGGTGTTATTCCAGAAACCTGCATCAGGATTCAGCGTCGCGCTGGTGTCATAACTGACGCTTACCTTATCCACGGACTTTGAGGACTGAACACCATTGGTTGAACCGCCCGAACCACCAGCCAGCATCGCCCGGCTGTCTGCCGCCCAGAGCGTCATGTAGTGCGCAACGAACAACCCGGCAAAGTACGGAAACAACTTTTTGCCGGTGACGTTTTCGCTCAGCAGTTCATCGGCCAGATTCAGACGAAACTGGATTTGCGCTTCGGGATATTTGGCAGGGTCAGCAAACTGCGGGAAGTCGCGGCGAAAATCACTTACCGCTGGCAGACTTTGATTCTTTGGCATTTTTTACCTCGTTACGCGCGTCTGTGGCTTTGCCAACGGATACTTCCGCGTGCGCACGAGTGAACCAGTGCGTGGCAACGTCTTCCTCCACAGCATGACGGCCTTTAACAAACTCGCGCCGTGAACCGTCGGGAAGCGTGAGCACAAACGGGGTATGTACGTGTATTACTGCATTATTTTTTGCCATCGGGTCATCCTTAATGGCCCCGCCAGGGGGCCATGTGGCTGTTAAATGCCATCAACGTACGAAATGGTTTCTTTGTACACTGGCTCGACTGCACCCAGCTTGCCGTAGTAAGTGACGATCTGATACAGACCGCGATACTGCACCGGCACGCTCTGAAGCGGAACCAGCGGGTAGCGGACGTATTTTTTATCGTTGGTGTACGCAACCATGCGATCCTTATTCCCCACACCACGGCCTTTCAGCCATTTAACCGCGCGGATATTCAGCGGAATACCGTTCTGGTGATAGCTGATGGTGTTGGTCTGAAGGTACGTCAACAGGGACTGGTTACCCGCAGATGAAACGATGATGCTGGACAACAGAGCAAACTGCTCAGGCGGGATCAGCAAATCACGCGGGACCACAGAGTAACCAGAAGCGGCCCACGCATCAGACAGCACCTGGTTAATGCTTGCGCGGATTTCGTCCGGTGTTGAGGTTGCCCACGTTTTGGCAGCGTTGTTGACAGGCACGCCGTCCAGGGTAACAAGGCCTTTCAGGTTTAATGCGGAATCGCCAACATATACCTGTTCATCGTTATCCATCTGCCATTTCAGTTGCATCCCGTCATACTTCTGCGTATCGATCGGGCGTCCGACCTGCTGAGCAGCCTGCAATTCTATGACCGTCCAGCCAAGTTCCATCCCCCACAGGTTCAGCGGGTTACCGGATTTGCCGATATCCACGTTTACGCCAGCAATAGCGGTTGAGTCTTTGCCTACCCAGTTTTTGCCATTCGGATTTGCACCAGTACCCGCAGCGGCGAAGCTGGTATTCGTCCAGCTGGAAATGTCATCTGCGATAGAGACATCTTCACGCAACTGAATATCGCGGGTCCAGGTGTACCCCACCAGTGGCAGGTTCAGCGTCTGGTCGAGTCGCTCCAGCTCTCCGATGAGAAAGGCACCAGAGCTGTCAACGGTTGCCTGATCAAAAGTAATCATTCGTCTGTTCCTTAAATCTTCCAGGAAATTTCTGCATTGCCGTCAGCATCACCGGCACCTGTGAATTCAGCGTTGGTCAGCACCACATTTTTGCCACTGACTGACGTGGACATGAATCCACCCAGCGGCACTTTGATGGATTCATCAGTGGAGACGACAACGTATACCGGGTCGCCTTTTTTGATGGTGCTGGCATCAAAATCAGAACCGAGATTAACGGTCACGTAGCCACGCTTCATGGCGTCGCCAGGGAAGTTCTTGCCACTCCCCACCTGGCGAACCATGTCCGGCTGCGAAGTGGTCGGATAAGGGCGCACATAGATCCCCTTCACCTTGTCTGCGGTATCACCATCTGCCAGCGGCACGAAAAAACCGTCATCATCGTATTTACCAGCCAGCCCATAGGCAGCAAAGGCGTTATCGGATTTAAGGACCACCGGTTCGACGGTTAAGTCCTGCGGACGAGAGACAGCCCCGGCAATGCCAACAGGCATCCGGTACAGAAATACATTATTCATTTTTTACCCTTTACGGTTTGCCCAGAATTCAGCGTTTTGTTTGTTCAGGGAAGCGATACTGGTCATGCCCATATTTGGGCGCTGTGCATCGCCGGTGGTGGCGCGGGTGTTTCGCCCTTTGGCAATCTCAGACACGGCATTAAACGCCATGTCGACTGATTGTTTCGGCAATTTGCGGATATCCGCATCACCGACTATCTGGCGAACCAGCGTTTTGTCAGCAGAAGCCAGAACCTCACGTTTGAACGCGGTCGGTTTCATCTTACGGCTCAGATCAATACCCGGAACGATAACTTCGGCACGCCAGGCTGAGTCACCAGTAATCGTGGTTTCCTCTTCATCGTCCTCGCCGTCACCGGTCGGATTATCGTCAGGCTTATTGTCGTTATCGCCCGTCGCATTTCCTTCCAGCTTAGCCAGCAGGGCTTTCAGTAATGTTTTGAGGTCATCATCACTGTCGCCCGTTGGACCTCCGCCCATCTCTGGTGCTTTGTCCGGTAGCGGTTGCTGCGGGGACAGGTTGATGTTGAGATTAACGCCCTGCGGCAAATCCCCCTCATCTCCTGTAACCGATGCGGGAGCCGACTCCACCAGTTCGTTCATGGTGTCAGCGTCACCCGTTTTGATGGCCGTGCGCATGCGGGTCCACCAGCTTTTCTTTTGATTTGCCATTGTGTCTCTGTCTCCAATTGCACAACGATTTCCGGCTCTGCCTTTAGGGACAAGAGCCACATGGTTTCCGGTAATATCAACCTGCTCAGCCTTACCCGGCTCAGTCTGCTTATATTCCGCGTCATAGCCACACGACACTTCGCGCAGGCCATCTTCGATCAGCTGAATGGCGTTTTCGTCTTTGACGATAAGGTCAGCCAGCATCAAATCAGACTGCACACCCGTCCCGCGCCGGACATTCTGAAGATGCCCGACCGCGAGCTCTTTCCAGTTCTCTGGATTCACCAGCCGCACATCCCCGTTTTCATCCTCGGGATGCAACACCGTGATACTCATTCCTTCGAATGAGGCAAGCGTGGCGGGATGGAATACCTGCTCAGGAGAACGCGTGACGACTATTTCACCGAACTTATCGGGTTTCAGTTTTGGCAGGTCATCAGCACCATAGAGCTGCTTACCTGTTCGTCCTATCGGCACGTCTTTGCACAGCAACGAGCCGTCAGCCAGCTGATAGCGGGTTTCCCCCAGCCGGGTATTGAAAAAATATTTCATGTGTTACCTGCGATTCAGGCGGGATAAGGTTGGGAGGTGGGAAAAACGATTTCTTTATAACAACGACAATTCGGGAGCTCGCCAGCGTGACCGGTCATGCCGTCAAGCGTTGGAGGTTTGCCCCATTCGACAAATTTACCTTCCATTTCCCGATGAGAATGCCTGACGTCACCATCTTCGGCTGTACGCCAGATATAACCATTCGAACCAATTGACAGCGCACGCGCCTGATCCAGCGCGCCGGTTGCACGTCCAAGTTCAGTACGGGCAATCAGGTCAGCTCTGGACTTTGCTATATCACCCGATGCGGCTATTTCTTTAGCAAAATGTTCTGCTCTCCCACCGGTCACAACAGCTTCTATCGCCCGATTCTGGATGTCGTACACCCTGTCAGCCGCCTCGAGGGGGAGCGATTTGATGTACTTGACCTGTTCGGCGATGATGGATTGCATCACCTGGCCCACAGGAGCGCTTTCCACAAGATTGCGGAGCTCGCGACTGATGTTCTTGCTGTGTTGCCGCCAAACTTTCTCGTTCTGCCGGGTTAGGTCCGCAGTAAAGTTTTCCGCGACCTTTGTCGCCCAGGGGGTGATGATTTCACTGTAGCGTTCCAGCGCCTCAATAATTTCCGTGATACTGTCATTTGAACCATCGTAGCGACCATTTACGATGTCTCCGACCGCCCGCGCTATCCTGCGTAGGCTGGTTCGATAGCGGATTTCCGCCTGACGGTTCCTGCGGTTCGTCATCAGGTTCGCCGATGCCGGGCGGCGCTTCATCTTCGGCATTCTCGATGTCCTCGTCGGTAATGGATGCCCCGATGCCGGTTACGTCAGAATTTTCGCGCAAATCAGTCATAGCGGCTTTCAGTGTCATCAGACCATCACCCAGCGCTGTACTGATTGCGTTGGTGGTATTTAACGCCACCGTTGAACGATCGACATCAGACATTTGCCAGAGCGGGTTAAACTCAAACGTGAAATCATCCGGGAGCGGCTTGCCAAGTTCCGAACGATGCATGATGTCAAGTATCCGCCGCACCGGAAGACGTAAACGTCTCTCCTGCAACGAACTGATGCGGTCGTAATAGTTGGCAAGGTCTGCATCACCGGTAGAAAATCCTTTCGGGGACTGTCCAAACAGCCGCACCAGTGGGATACCAACAGCGCCACTAATCTGTTCTGCAAACTGTGAAAGGATGTCATCCAGACCACTGAAGCTGTACTGATGAGTTTCAAACTTATCCCGCGAGTCCATGAGCGTCATGCCTTCATTGCTCTGGAACTGTCGAATCAGGTCAATATTCTTCAGCAACGCTTCATACGCAGGACCACCAAGTGCGATAAGCTCGCGTAGCTTCTCCACGCTGTAGGTGCGCAAATGCGCTTTGTAGACCAGCTGCGCCGCGCCGACAGTAGCGCTGTCGAACGCGGTAAGACGATCCCAGATACGCTCTACAACCGACATTCCCCATTCGTTCTCGGTCATCTTCTGCTGAAATGGCAGCGTGACGCCATCAAAGCGAATCAGTCGACTGTGATGAATGCGCCAGGCAGGAATTCCCGTTGCTGTGGTCACCACATCGTAAAACTCAGGTTTACCCAGGTCCGGCCCCATATCTTTAATGCGGCGGGTCAGTACCGGGTCAATCATCCAGCGGTCGAGCGGGAGAATCCCCTTAAACTTGCCCTTACCGATGGTTTCGGGTCGCAGCGGGGTCATTGGTGCCTGCCCCTCAATCATGATGAAACCCACCGCGCCGCCGTAGAGGCGCGACCATTTCAGCACGTCATTCAGCGCATCCCAGATTTGCAACTCATCCAGTTGTGATTCGAGAATGCCACGATCTTTTGCATCAATTTCCGAAGTGATGCGAATGCCTTTGCGGGTCATATCATCCGGGATAGCATCGACTGCTTCGCCGATGATCCAGGATGAACGATAGGACCATTCCACCAGCATGCGGTTACGACTGGTGAAATTAGCCCGGTAGGTAGATGCTGAGTGCTGGTTAGGTGTCTGCATCCCTACGCGGGCAATAAAATTCTCATAACCATCAGCTGTGGCCTGCGCAGTTCTTCGCAGGGCTTGCTTGTTTCGTGCCATCAGGCCTGTCTCCCCAGCTGTTCCCAGATATCCAGCGATGTATCAATTGGCGCGAAGGCCATAATGAATGCGTCAGCAACGTTTGGTGACGGTATCTCGCGTTTTGCGAGGTCTTTTTTACTTTCGACCATCACACGTCCGTTACGGTCGAAATCACGATGAGGTGTTGTCAGTTCCAGTTTCAGCTTTTCAAGCAACGGACAACGAGAATCTATGCTGATCAGCTCATCCACAGGATACTGTTCTCCGTTGTTAATGGCGTTAAACGTATTTCTGAAACGGTCAGCCACCAGCCACCATGCCTGAGCCTTAAGATTTGCGAAAAAGTCTTTGTTGGGGATGCCGTTGTATTCGTCATCTGGTTCATGCACACCAGCGCCGGCGTTAAACCTCTGGTAATTCACACGTCGCGCGTATGCATTCTCGCTCTTCCGGTCAGCGTTAATTTCAGAGAATTTAGCACCGGCAGACGCACCAACACCGATAGAGTCGTAAACAATATCTGCTTCACGCTCCAGCGCCGACTGATAAGTACGCTGGCAGCTCTTCAGTAATTCATCTTCTTTGGCCTTCCATTCGTCGGCCCAGAAAACAACGGAACCGTGACGGTAAACGTTAGCGCACTTATCTGTACCACTGTCAGCCACGTCAAAGCCAATACGCTTTCTTCCACTGGGTTCGAAATTTAACGTTTTGTGCGCATCCACTGCGGCTTCTATCCAGGACAGTTTGATGATTGCCGCATCATCATCAGACTCCGGAACGCCCTCATACACATGTTTAAAACCATCAGGATCACGGCGTCGCGCCGCGTCGATAACCTTAAGCATGGTGTCAGACAGAAACGGATTTTCGTCATAGTTAATTTTGCGGATGAGAGTGCCTTCAGGCGGATCAACAACGAAGTTACGCCAGACGAAATCAGTAACAAGTCCGGGGTTGAATATGAACCAGCATTCCGAACCCTCTTTACGGATCGTTGGCTCCAGAATTTTCCACTGGTATTCAGTCAGTGCGTGGGCTTCTTCCAGCCACAACACGTCGATCCCCTCCAGTGACTTAATTTCTTCGATGTTGCGCCATAATCCATAAAAAACAAATTCCGAGCCAGTAACCCGGTTAATGATTTTGTTGTTCAGAATCCGGAAACGGTGCCGCAGGCCAAACCTGTCTATCTGAATTTTGAGCAGGGTATACACCGACTCTTCGATTTTATTCTGGATCTGACGGGCACAACAAAAACGCAGGGTGTATTTATTCGACAGAAATATGGCAATGCCAGCGGCATCCCATGATTTTGACGATGACCGGCCACCATAAAGCACTTTGTTACGTGCCCGCGTAGTCCAGAAACTACGTAAAGCCGGATTAAGCGTCGGTTTGGATGTCAGAATAGAAGTCATTGAGGTCACGCTCTCCATTGCCATCATCAATACCTGCATCACGGCGAAGACGATCAGCCTCCAGAGACACCTTATCAGTGGCGGCCTTGCGGTAGGCTGTATCAGCAAATATTTTTCCTACCGTCGCAAGCGTGCCAACGATGGACTCAATACGAACTGTATTGCGCATCATTGCTTTCTCGGCGGCGCTGATATTTTCCATCAGCATCTTCCTTTCCTGGTCCCCATTAGCATCTTCCAGCGACACCAGCCACCGACCGATATTCTCTGCAGCGACAAGGTTGTTAGCACGAAGGCGAAATAATTCGTCCTCGAGCGTCAACGCTTTAGCGTCCTCTATCACCTCATCTTTGAGCAGAAGGCGACGGGCATAACCACCGTGTTTTAATGCCTGTTGGTTACCGGGTTGGAATGGGTTAGTCGGGGGATCGGTACGCATTCCGCGTATCGGTTTCGTATCCAGTGTAGGTTCTGTTTTTAGTTGCGTACCTTTTTGTGTAAGGCCAGTAATGGCAGGCTTTCTGCTGGTACGCACTTTTCTTTTTTGCGTACCATTTTTGCAAACCTGCGTACCGCCACTGCGTACCCAACCAAGCTTTTTGGCCCTCTTCCTGATAGCCCCTTCTGTAACGCCGTATTTCTCGCCTATATCACGGAGGCTAAGGACTCCGGCCCGGTATGCCGATTCGATGGCCTCCCAGTCCGGTTTTGCCATGAATTTTTCCTCTTAGTGACATTATCGAAGCCCCTTATCAAAGGAGCTTCTGTAATGTCAGTCCCGAACAAACGTAACCTTCGTGTTTGTCGCTCGCCTTACAAGGCGCGCCGCTTCGCGTTGCATTTCATCGATAACTTTTTGCGTCATCGGCTGATGCGCATATTTACGTTCAATCTCTGCAAAAATCCCGTTCATCGTTTCGCTGTCTGGTGGGATAACTTCAACGTTTAATCGTGCCATTGGTTTGTGCTGCCCTGTTTTTCTCAAAAGTCCTGATATCGGCCTTATCCCTGTTGCACTGTGCTAACGCTGACAACAACGCAACATTCAGGTTAAGGCTGGCTCCCCACGTAAACGGGTCGGGTAAATCTGGCTGGGGTGTTTCATCCGTCAGACTGGCTGGTAACGGAACGACCGGCACCGACACGTATACCGTTCGCGTATTCGTGCAACCGCTTAACTGCGCCAGAAGGAACGATACGAACAGCACAATCATCATCCGCAACAGCCACTTTGATATCTTCCTGGGTTCTCTGTGACTCCAGTGCGATCTGCTGTTTTGCATGCTGGTTAGCCTCTATAACTGTATTGATGATTTGCAGTGATTGCAGGACGTTACTGGTAATGGCTGTTGCAGATTCAGCATTTCGTACAGCCTCATCAGCACGCTCCTTTTCGTGTTGATATTTGCTGTAGTAATGCCCGGCAGACCAGATAAAAGAACCGATGACGGTAACAAAGAAGGCAACAATAACCAGCTTATATCTCAGCTTCATTTACCACCCCACCAGCTTCTTTAAATCGGGAAATCAGGTCACCGATTCTATGTTCATACTGACCGTAACCTGCACCAGGTAACGACGCCCAGATATTGCTGCAACGGTCGATTGCCTGACGAATATCGCCGCGGTCAATCATCGGTAAAGCGCCACGCTCTTTAATCTGCTGCAGCGCTACAGCATCCTGGCTTTCTGGAGAAAAATCTTTCAGGCCAAGTTGCTTGCGGTAGGCATCCCACCAGCGAGAAAGAAGCTGGTAACGTCCGGCGGCTGTTGATTTGAGTTTCGGATTTAGCGTGACAAGTTTGCGGGGGTGATCGGAGTAATCAGTGAACAGTTCGCCACCGACAATAACATCATAACCGTGATTTCTGGTTTTCTGCCGTCCGTTATCTGTTCCTTCTGACCATGCCACCATATCAAGGAAAGCTTTACGCTGGGAATTAAGTGTCTGCATTAATTACTCCTTATGGGCACCGAACTTGTTACCGATGACCCTCATTGCCGCACCACGAATAGCATCAACACCAATCAGCCCCACCCCACCACCAATGGCAACAGAAAGTGATTTAGGCCATCCGACATACTCAAGCGCGGATGCAAAGGTCAGCGTCAGGGCACCACAAAGCAGAATCTCAAGCGTTTTTCGTTTCCAGCCGCCGCCACCGCCAAAATAGGCAATGCGCAAACCAGCCATAATAATTGACATGACCACTGCGCCCAGCGGCGTATCTCCACGCCACCAACTTTGTAAGAGTTCCAGTAAGTCAGGCCAGGAATGAGGTGCATTGTGCATTTTCATAAGCCTCACCTCCGAGAGTTCGGATGGTGCTAAATGTAAGATTCAGGCTCTCAGGCTTGCTAACAAGAAGTCGAGGATGTTTCCGGAGCCTAACAACGAAAAAGCCCCGGGACATGCCGGGGCCAGATGGAGTGCCAGATTAAGCTTCTGGCGGTATATCCTCGTGTTTGATATCGTTAAATCGCCAAAAGTAACCATATCAATTAAAGGAGTATATATGGCTAGTTTTACTGTCCGCGTTGAGCTTGTGGGTGCATCATCCGATGACTACAATCGCCTTCATGAGGCGATGGAATCCCGAAGATACTTTCGCGAAATTCAAGATGGAGCAGGAAACTGGTTTTATCTTCCAGACGCTGAGTACACAGCCGAAAAAAACGCATCTGCTCGCGCAGTCCGAGATGAAGTTGTGGCCATCGCTGGGACAATAAAAAAGAACCCTCGGGTGCTAGTCACTCAGGCGGCAGATCGCTCATGGCATTTAATCAAGAAGTGAGTTTTGATCGCCATTAACGGGTATTCCGTTCCCGCTACGCCCCTCACCAACCTCAGGGGCGCTTTCATAGCGCTCCATCGCAATAAACGCAGCAGCGATGCGATGCCCCAAATTTTCAAAATCATCCACCCCCGCGTTAGCCCGAGCCACAATGAACTGACCCAGCGTGATTTTGGCCTGAGATCGGGAATCAGAAGATAATTCATAAAATTTCATGGGTGTTCTCCAGAAACAACAAAACCCGCTCAATGGCGGGTTCTGGTAAAGTTCATGCGCTTGGTTCGCCTCGCGATACAGCTTTGCGAAGCGTACCGGAATTGAAGCAGTTTATGGCTAAAATTGCAAGAACTTTTTTAAAGCTGCATCAGCCTTTCCACCAGTTTATCTCTGCGAACAACAAACCAACCATTGGCTCTCGCCAGTTCCAGCCATGACTCAAGGGAAATAACAATATCATCATCCCGCAACTGAATTGTGGAAACAGTGACACCGCCTCGCTGATAACAGAGAACTCGCGTGTCGTAACTTTTCTGGCATGAAACTGGCGCTGACGGATCCTTTTGTCTGAAATAGCAGTCTTCCAGCTTTTCGAACACATCCCACGCCTGATCGGTTTCGAGCATTTTGGCATGACGGGCTGCTCCGCGTTCTGTCCAGAGGATGAGGGAGCGGGCTTTCGGGGAAATTTGCAACCCTCTTAAAGATGGTTGCAAATTTTGTGAGTTACTTAAAGTAACCCGCAAATTTTGTGAGTAGTTTAAAGCTACCCGCAATTCTTTAAGGTCATTACCAACAACTTTGAAAAAGTGTTTCCCTTCAACGAAGCGTACTTTGTTCTCATGATGATTCTGGCGAATACGCACCGGCTCAGTGCCGTAAAGCTGCGCTAAAAGTTCGGTGGTAATAACAGGAATCTGGTTATGGGTGATCGGGGAAAGAGTTTCAACAGAAATTTGAGTTGTCATAATGACGCCCTCTGGTGGTTTCTTAATAACTCACCACCGACGACGCCAATCGTCTGGTGGTGAACTGTGCAGGGTTGGCGTAACCGGGAAACCGACCGGCGCGGATCTCTCCGCCCCCACACAGCCCACCATAATTCAGATGCGCGCGCATACGACAATAAAAAACACGCTCGCGGCGTGTATCTGTCGCGGTCTCTATCCAGGACGCCAATCCCGACGCCAGATTTTGCTGGCGCGTGAGGAATATAGCCCCGGATAACAGATTGAGTCAACAGACGTTTTTTGAATCCCCGGAAGAGAATGCATCACGCATCGGCAGATAGAGCATAAACTCCGCCATTTTCAACCACGCATCTATGCGATTACGGCACGTGGCGTAACACCACTCAGGGTGTGAATCATTCAGCAATTCAGCCATTTTTCGCTTAGTCATCCCCCTCCCTTCATATCGTTGCCGGAGGATACAAATCAATCCTGGGTGTTCTGCCAGCACTTCACTAATCACACGATCAATGCATAACGCCTCTGCATCAGTACAATGCACCAGCCAGCTTTTTTGCTTGCCGTTGATCATATCCCGCAAAAAAGCCTCAAGTTCAGGTTTGTCCAGACCTGCGTTTTTCATCCTCCGGAGCGCCTCGTTAATTGCCGTTTTTGTCAGCTTTTTAGAGGTCAGCAACTGGTTGAACATATTTCCCGTCTTACCGCTGCCAATATACGACCAGCGCCCCCACATGCGCAGTTTTCCCTGAATCCAGACACTTTCCAGCGTGGTGAGACGAAGGTGTTCCCCGCTTTTGCCTGTATTTGTTGGGTAAATCATAAATAACCTTCCTTTCTCCAGATTTCTTGCGTACGAAAAACACCTTCTGCATGCATCAGGCGTAATTCTTCTTTGGTGTAAGCGCTGGTTTTTACCCGCCCGTCGATTAAATCGTGGCATGAGCTACAGGCAATCGCTGCCTGCATATCGTGTGGTTTTGTCGCTGTTCCACACGTCCCCGCCAGCCTGTAATGCGCCAGCACGGACGTTTCGGGATTGTGATTGCAGTAGCCAGGAATTCTGACTGTACACATCTGACCTTTTGCTGCTTTACGTAAATCCACCATTACGCAAACTCCAGCAGCTGCGCGGCCACATTTTCGACTTCCTCCGGAGAGGAGAATTTACGGAACAGGATCCAGTTCCACAGCACATTCAGTACGGCTTTATAAACCTGCTGAAACTCGGTTTCGTCCATATTCGCAAAAGCGATGGATTTCGCCCGACGCCCGTGGCTACCGTCCGGATAAATATGCTCGGTGTAAAATCCGGCCTGAATGGTTACCCACTCGCGGAAAGCGTCAAACGACTTTAGCAATGCCGTATCCCGGGTTCTGCGTGTTGCAACTGTATTCAGATATTGCTCTGCGGCATCACTCAGGGCTGGCGTATGTTCCCGACCTACTGATTCGCACAGGTAATCAACGAAACCAGACAGCAGTTCTCGCTCGCAAGGCGTGATCGCCCCACCGACCGGAGTCCAGTAATCGAATCCCAGTTGCAGGAGTTTGAAAAAACGCTTGTGGAATGCGTAGTTACGCACACGCTTAAAGTCTGCGTGTATCCACTCACCTATTTTGATTTGATGCAAAAAATCGCAACTCTCCGGCGTCGCCGGGAGAAGTAATCCGGAAGAGGTTTGTTTGACCAGTTGTATATGCGCCATCGTAGTTCTCCGCTGGCGCAGTAGAATGGGTGTTCAGCCCGTTATGTAGTATAACAGAATTAATGCCAATACTAACAGGATGCTCTGACTCGCAATTCATCCAGCAGTTTATCATTTCCCATAATGTCACTTACCCTCATCGGTAAAAAAATTGCCTTTCGACCATTACGATACATCATTGATTTTGGGGTTTCAGGGAAGTAATCCATTTCGACTATAACTGACAGGTCATCACGACGTATGACTGCGTATTTGCTACTAAATAGTTTCTTTATTTTTTCCACGATGCCTCCAGGTTTATAAGTACAAAAGGTTATATCCACATAGAGACAAAAATATTAATCTGAAAAATATTTATTTCACGCCGTATATTTGATTGTTTAATGTGCAAGTACAATGACTTTTATTTTTTGTTGTGTATATAATCAAATATATGGTTATTTTTCACCCTGCGTATTCAGCGCGCAACAAAAAACCCGCCGAAACGGGTTAAGTGCGGGTGCGTTGAGGATGCCTGACACATCAGAGGTGGCGGGAGATTACTCTCCCGCCTGGTCACTCTTACTCTCTAGATTCGTAGTCTACGAAGACAGCGACCTCCGTCTGGCCGGTTCGGATTCGTACCTCGCAGAGGTCTTTCCTCGTTACCAGTGCCGTCACTATGACGGTTAAACAGATGACGATCAGGGCGATTAACATCGCCTTTTGCTGCTTCATAGCCTGCTTCTCCTTGCCTTTCGGCACGTAAGAGGCTAACCTACATTTGTGAGACATAGATTGGGCCTCAGATTAATGTTAAGCGTCTTGCAGGACGCATAATGTTAACTGGGGCTTTTCTCTATCTGCCGTTGGTGTTCATGCCCGAGGCAGATAGCCTCAAGCACCCGCAGCAATTCTACTTAACTCTCCTTTTCCCGCAAACCGTTTTTATCCCCAGCGGCAAATCGAATACACCACCAGCGCCACCGCCATCGCAATTCCTACCGTTGTGAATGCTTCAGGCCAGGTCATCACTTCACCTCCTGCGGCGGTTCTGGTAGCGGCATCCAGTGGGTTGCCTGCTCAATACCATTACCCGGCTTAATCGTTGCATCTCCGCGCCGAAAGGTGCTTCCGGTATAGCGTGCGGAGCATATTAGCGGTTCAACCAGAGAGCTATCGAAATTCACCGAAATAAGTACGTTCTGGTTCTTTTCCGGCATTCGCTCACTACAGCTTATCCAACCATCTAGAGCTACCGGCGCTGGTTGGGCTGTATAAAGCGGTGTTATATCTGCCCGAAAATCACCTAGTTTATGCAGCTGCACCCACCGTTCGACTTCTGCTGTGTCAGAATACGTAACCGTAAACGTATCAAACTCATTGTCAATTCGAGTGAAAGTCACCTTCCATTCCATCGGCTCTGCTTCCAGTGATGTCAGTGCAATCCGTGCCAGTTCTTCCGCTTCTTCTGCTGGAAGGACAACGTTGCAACCCGGTCCATATGTTTCGCGCCACTGCTTGATTGTCAGCAGTCGCTCTTTGGTTATAGTGGTCATTTGTTAATCCTTAAACTGCTAGTTGCAATTGCATTTCAAAGCGGTCGCGTTGTTCACAATACGCAAGAGAACCAGGGCTATTGTGTGCCTCAATCCGTTCTACCATTAATGCTGCGCGTGTCTCTTTACTTGCAGGTGCATAAGCCCCAGACCAGGCTTTATCAATACCGATGTTTCGAGCGACGTTCGTACTATCTGCGCTGGCTAAGGGTAATTTTGTGAATATCTGCGGATTTAACATGCGCAATCCATGTAGTTTCGTAACCGGCTGACCATACTCATCAACAATGTGACGAATCAGGTCTTTCATTCTGGCTACCGCAAGAGTTGGGCGCTTTACGTCATAGTCGCCACAACTACCGATAGCCACTCGCGGAAACTCATTGCACAAATGAATAAATCGCTCGTCACTTTCATTCATGTGCCACACTGGAACGCCAGCTAGTTTTCCGTGAGGCCACTCATTCAGAAGCGCATCATTTTCCTCCTCTCCGCCATCAATAACATCCGGGATAATGGCAAAATCGAATCCTGGGTGATTCTTCCAGCGAGCAACAAACTCGTAGTAATCGCTCCAGTCGATTTTGTTTTTGCCAGCTGCTTTCCAGGCGGTGAATGCACCGTTGTCCAGCGCGAACGACTGACAGTATTCAGCCGCGAGATTGATCTGGCCTGAATGCGCAAAACTGATAAACGCATGTCGCCCTTTCCATGCTCTCATTGCGCACGTATCAGGAGTAATAGGCCCACCGTGGTAGTGAATCATCTCACTCTCCTTTGATGCGAATGCCAGCGGCACGGGAATCATTCCATCGCTTTACTTCTTCACGAATTACGTCAATGCATTCTTTCGAATCCATTAGGTAATCTTCATCAAAAAGCCTTTCCTGTTCGTTTTCTATCGCAACAATGATTGCTTCAACTAACTTTTGTGCCTGAGAACCACTTTCTAACTCTGCTATGCGCTTCTCTGCGGCTTCCAACTTCTCGCGCATATCGTCAACGTACTCGACCAGAGAACCGCCAGCAGGAATTTCGCACTCCTCGACCAGTTGGAAGTAGATATCAGCTGCGGCCCGTGTGTTGCTATGCCTAGCGTCGCCCATCTCACCTTCACGAAGAGCATCGCGTTCGGCGGTAAGATTGGCTATTTTGCTGTCTTTGCCTTCCAGCTCAACGCGCAGCCTCCCAACCGTAAGCGCAATATCCTCGTTCTCCTGGTCGCGTGATTTGATGTATTGCTGGTTTCTTTCCCGTTCATCCAGTAGTGCCAGCACGGTAGCCGGGTTAGCCTCTGCTATGAATTCAGCGTTTGCATAAGCCTGAGCATCTGTTTCAACCAGGCAGTTAACGTGACATTCTGCAATTACGCCACCGGGTTCTCCTTTCCATTTTTGACAAACAAAAACTCCTGTTAAATTGCCGTGCTGGTTAACAGATGTATGCCCTACGATGTAGCTTCCTTTAGTTGCTTTCTCTGCCTTTTCACGCAGTGCCTGAAAGTCAATCTTGCTCACTGGTTGCCTCCTTTGCGAAGCTGTTCCGCACAATGCAGCAGGGCGTCCGTCGCTTCTTTCACCGTAACGATGTCGCCATCGTCCAGCCCGACAACCGTCGCGTCCTTAACGAACACCGAGCAAAGGTCATTAAACGCCTGCGCCCGCACTTCAGCCAGGAAAGCGTCGGTGGCTGGCGTTTCCCGTGAACGGTAAGACCAAACAATGTCGTCTGTTTCACTGGGTTCTTCATGAGAGCAATTTGGGCAGACAGCAGTACAACCAGCATGATCTTCTATGAGCATCTTCAGCCACGAGTTCTCCTCCGCCAGCGTCACGCGACTGGCCTCCAGTTCTGCTACGCGCTGTTTTGCAGCATCCAGTTCAATCGACAATTTTTCCAACTGCTCTTTATGCTTTTTATATTCCTGATATGCGTGCCAAGACTGACCTTTGCGCACACTATCAGTGATATCAGTAATCTGTTCTGGTGTTAGCGTGGTCAGTGGCTGTGATGGGAAAATAAGCACTTTCCCGGAATCCCAATCAAAACCAGCGTGAATTGACTGAACCTCAACTGAAGGTGTTGAACCAATGCTGCCAGGCGAATGAACAACGATTGTTACATCCATATCGCGACGATGGCTGTGGTTGTTGGACAAAATACGATTCACCAACTCAGAAAATTTGGAAAATTTCATGCTGATTCCCCTTTCTCTGCTCTCTCCTGTCGGAACATCACTATCATC